GCTAAAGATGATATCAAGACCAAGACTGCTTCTATCAATGCTCGCATTGACTCTGGCGAATTGCGCCTCCCCTCCACCTGTGGTGTACAAGCCGATTCAGGTGCCTCCTCTGGGGATGGATCCAATAGAGCCGAATCTGACAGACAGGCTATTAAAGATATTGTCCAAATCGCAGCCGACGGGGACGCAGCCATCGTCAGCTACAACTCCTGCATCGCCCGTTACAACCAAGTGATGGAAACCGTGAATGAGGGTGTGAAATGATCACAGCAGAAAAACTTCATGCCCTACAAATTGGGCCAGAATGGGCGGAGCCACTTAATGCCACCATCCAAAAGTTCAGCATTTTTACCGTCAAGGAACAGGCCGCATTTATCGGCCAGTGCTCTCACGAGTGCAACCATTTCCGTACACTGGAAGAAAACCTCAACTATCGAGCCGAGACCCTTCAAAAGCTGTTCGGTCATAAATTCAAGCCCGGAGAAATTGATCTTTACGCCCACAATCCCATTAAGATTGCCAACAGAATTTACGCCAATCGAGGCGGCAATCGAGATGAGGCGTCAGGCGATGGGCATCGCTTCCACGGACGAGGCTGTATCCAGATCACATTTCACGATAATTACTGGCACTGTGGACAAGCCTTGGGTCAGGATTTTGTGATGAACCCTCAGTTAGTGGCAACTCCCATGTGGGCCGCTATGAGTGCGGGCTGGTTCTGGGGTACGCATGGATGCAATCAATTGGCTGAATCTGGTAATGAAGAGGGGCTTTGTAAACGCATAAATGGGGGTCTTTTTGGCTTGAATGAGCGAATTGATTTGACTGCCAAAGCGCTTGCCGTTTTAAGCGCCTAATGAGAGAATAAGGCATGGCCACACAACCCTATCAAATGCTACCGGTGGTATTTCGCCCCGGAGTAAACCGAGAGCAAACCCAATATACTGCAACACAAGTAGGCACAAGCTCGGCCAGCTATTCAATTGCTGGGGGTTGGTATAAATCCCAATTGGTCAGGTTTAGACAAGGATTTCCTGAAAAACTAGGTGGCTGGTACCCATACAGTACGATTACATACTTGGGTATTTGCCGTTCTTTATTTAATTGGGCCGCATTAGATGGTACAAGCTTAGTTGGAGTAGGAACCAATTTAAAGTTTTATATTAGCAAAAATGGGACTTATTTTGATATCACGCCCATACGTGGTACTGCAACGCTAACAAATCCATTCACAGCAATTAATGGACAAGCAACGATTACTGTTTCAGCTACTGCACATGGTGCAGTCACAGGTGACTTCGTAACTTTTAGCGGGGCTACAGGACTAGGTGGAAACATCACTGCTGGTGTTCTTAACCAACAATACCAAATTACAGTTACAAGTGCAAACACTTATACATTTGTAGCTACTGCTACGGCAAATTCAACCGACGTAGCGGGTTCACCCGGAGGTGGAACAGTAACTGCTACATATCAAATCAATACTGGCCCTGCTATTGAAGTACCTTTGTTTGGTTGGGGCACTGGAACATGGGGTGCTGGGCCTTGGGGTACAGGTGTTACCACAACCATAGCTTTGAGGCTTTGGAGCCAATCCAATTTTGGACAAGATTTAATCTTTTGTCCTAGGGGTGGTGGCATATATTATTGGGCCTACAGCTCAAGTATTTCTACTCCTGCGGTAAATATTTCAACTTTGTCGGGAGCGTCTGATGTACCGACTATTGCTAATTTTATCTTTGTCTCCGATGCTAGTCGCTTTGTGTTTGCATTTGGCACTAACGCTTTGGGAACCAGCACTCAGGATCCTATGTTGGTTCGTTGGTCTGATCAAGAATCTGTGACCATGTGGACACCTGCAGCCACCAATCAAGCTGGAGACATTAGGCTATCACGTGGTTCGCAAATTATCAGTTGCGTGCAGAATAGGCAGGAGATTATTGTTTGGACGGATACGTCTGTGTATTCTTTCCAATATATAGGAACGCCGGGTGTTTGGGGCTCAAACATTGTTGGGGATAACGTTTCAATCGTCAGTCAAAATGCAGCTATTCTTGCTGCAGGTACAACGTATTGGATGGGTATTGATAAATTCTACAAATACAACGGTACAACCGATACTCTTCGTTGTGACCTTAGAGAGTACATATTTTCAAACATTAATTTAAACCAAAGCCAACAAATCTTTTCTGGAACCAATGAAGGATACAACGAAGTATGGTGGTTCTATTGTTCAGCCAATAGCACAACAATTGATAGTTATGTAATTTATAACTACAAGGACGACATTTGGTATTACGGACAGATGGGCAGAACTGCTTGGATTGATTCAACCGAATTGACATATCCTTTAGCTGCTACCTATAACAATACGCTTGTTTACCATGAATATGGGTTGAACGACAATACAACTGGAACTGACAACCCTATGGATTCTTATATTCAGTCTTCTGAATTTGATCTCCAGTATGGTACTAATTTTGCGTTTATCAATCGCATTTTGCCCGATGTAACATTTAGAAAATCCACTGCATCTAACCCACAAGTTACGATGACGTTGATCCCATTGCAAAACTCAGGTTCAGGATACAATACGCCCCAGACTCAAGGCGGCACAAACATTGCTTCGGTTAGCCGTACTGCAACATCTCCAATTGAGCAGTTCACAGGGCAAGTATTTATTCGTTTACGTGGACGTCAGTTGATTTTCCAAATTGAAGGCAACCAGCTTAATCTGCAGTGGCAAATTGGTACGCCTAGGATTGAAGTAAAACCTGATGGTAGAAGGGGGAACACATGAGTATTCCAATTATTAACGTAGCACCTAATTTACCCCTTCCCCCTGCGCAATATAGTCAAGCCTATTTTGATGCGTTGACTAAAGTTCTTCGTTTGTATTTTGCGAGTAATGATAATTTTAATCAAGTCATTAGCAACCAAGTATCAACCAACCAAGCACTTATTTGGCTGGGGGTTTAATGGCTAATTATCAAAACGTCACTCCAGTACAGATTGCACAAGCTGCTCTAACAACCAGCTACGCAACGCTTTACACTGTCCCAACAAATCCGACTACACCGACTCGCACATACCTCAAACAGATTGATGTGTGCAATACAACCGGTTCGGCGATTACTTTTAACTTGCACATTGTCCCTGCAACATTTAGTGCGGGCACTCAAAATGCTTTGTTTTACACGCAGAATGTCCCTGCAAATACCACGTTTTCTTACGCTGGTGTGCAGGTTTTGCCGACCAGCTCGTTCATATCAGCTAAAGCTTCAACCACAGGGTTGACCATAACAATTAGCGGTGGGGAAGCTGTGTAATGGCAGATATATCATCGTCAGATATAGCCTCGTTTGTTAATAACGCCGTATCCCAAGCTGGCGGGGTTAATGCTGCCTCGGAAGCTGCTGTTGCTGCAGCGATGGATCAATATGGGGTCACACCCGAACAAGTAGCAGCAGCTACGGGCTACAGCGTAAACGACGTTCAATCTGCATATAACACAGTCAATCCAACTGGTACGTACTATTCTGCGCCGACTACAGCGCCTTCAGTGGATAACTCAGGTATTGCTTCGATTACCACATCATCGAGTGCTACAACACCTTCTGGTATTGCTGCAGTGGCTGCGGCCCCGGCAATAGTAAGTTCAGCAGCGACAAGTCAAACTCCTTCGGTGACGGATACAGTAAATGCATGGTATGCAGCCAATCCAAATGCCACACCAGACCAAGCTGCGGCGGCAGTTCAAGCAAATGGCGGGCTAACACCTGATATTGCAGCAGCACTTGCAACGCATTACGGCACCGATGTAGGGACAATTACTTCGGACTATAACCAGTGGTTAGCTAACACAGCCACTACACCAACACCTACACCTACACCTACACCTACACCTACACCTACACCTACACCTACCCCAACACCAACACCTACCCCAACACCAACACCTACACCTACACCTACACCTACACCTACCCCAACACAAACATCGGGTTTGTCTGCTGATGTCATGACCCAAATGGAAATGGCATACGCATCTGGGGATACGGCTACGTTAAACAAGTTGATCAAAGACAACAATGTTACTACTGCCCAACTGCAATCTGAATTTGGGTTAAGTTCTGCGCAAGCAAATAGCATGTTGGCTAATGGCATTCAAACAGTCGATGCACCAACAGGCACAGATGGATTTGCCAATTGGTACGCTGCGCACCCAAATGCTACAAATGCTGAAATTGGCCAAGCTGTGGGCCAGTATGGGATTACGACTGACCAAGCGGCTGCAGTAACAGGAGTTGACAGTAAGACCGCCAGAGAAAATTATTTAACTTTAGACCAATTACAGCAACAAAACTCTAATTTAACCCAAGGTATCAACGCCATCACAAAAGGTGGGCAGGTAACACAGGTCGGCACAAATGATGACGGTACTCCACAGTATGCGTTAAACGGTGTTTTAATTACTAAAAACCCTGATGGCTCCTATTCTTATGCAACGGGTAATCCAACCCGTGGTGGTGGGGATAGCCTTACGTTTACAACAGACGCAAATGGAAATGTTATTGTCCCTACAGATTTAGCATCTA